CGTTGTTGAGTCCACATGGGCCTTTGACTTGTGGAGAAGGATTATAAATACCCCTACCTTTAGATTTCTTAGTCATTGGATCATTAGGATCGAGGGGTTTATTGTGCTGCTTCTCATCCCATTTAGCAATGTAAGACATAGTATAAGGGATGACTGGTTTTTCATCGAATTCTTTAAAACCTTTGGCGTATTCTGTCCTCTTGCGCCGCTCTGTACGTCTTAAGTACTCTTCCTTTCCCATTAGAGGGGTAGTCATAGCTTCATATTCAAGAAGCCTCCAATCTTCCTCTTGAGCTCTGATAAATTTCCTGAATTCTAGTTCTACTAAAATATCAGGAGTAACTTGAGGAGCGGTATTTCTTAAAAAGAATGCCCAGAGTCTGTTAACACCATCTGGCATGGGTATAGCTGGCCCGTAACGTTTATTTTCAGGGTAAACTATTAATCCTGAATCTTCCGCATTAAGAGTATCCAATCTAATGGGCTTCTTCAATTGAAGTTTCACTATCTCCTTAAAGGAGCAGGAATGGCCTGAAGGTTTTTGACACTCCATCGTGGCTATCAGACCGCTTTTAGTATAATTCTTCAAATCAGCGATCTTCTCGTCTGAAATGGGTTGGTATGGGTGTTCTCCATTACGATATAAAGCGATAGCAGTCTCCCTTGAGGCATAACCTTTTAGGTTACCAGCCGTAAAGTTTCTTAGTCTAGTCTGCTTAAGATCAGCTGCTAGCTTGACTAGAGATAATATCATTGACAGAGTGTATAACTTGGTCACTTTACCTCCTTTAACTGCAGCCATGACATCGCCTGCTAGAGGTATTAGGGCTGCTAAAGCATCAACTAGAGTATTATTTAACCAAGTATTTTGCTTGAATAAGTATTGTAGACCCATTATTATTACATTGAGAGAATGACCGAGAGCGATCTTCCAACCTTGTTTTTCGATACAGACTGCTACTGCTCCAATGCCGATAGAAACTAAGAAATAATTGGGATTTGCTAAACCGGCGGCTTGCGCTATTTTACAAACGGTTAAGGCAAATCCTCCCATTGCAACTACGCCGGATAATCTTAATAATTGTCTCCAATCAACTGGATCGGCGAGTTTTCCTGCTACATACTTCTTCATTCTGAGTAGCTTAGTGACTTCTACAAGAATTGTATCTGCTAAACTCTTTGAGTAAACTAGTTTCTTGTCTGTAGTCACATTAATAAAGGCTAATAACCTCTTGAAGGCTTTCTCTCTAGTATCAGGGTTGACTAATTCTGTATCATTGTTTCCTAGGACTAAGAAGTCATTAATAGACTTAGTAAGGTCTTCCTGACGGATGGTATCGCTATCAACAGCACCGTAGATCCAATCAGTAAAACGTTCAAGCCATGACTTGTAGATCGGATTATCTGGCATGTCTTGTTGGAAGGGTATGCTCTTATCTCGTCCATTGGTCAGAATATATAAGTTGAGACTGACTTCATTGCCTATTCTGACCAAACCGATCTGCTCCCAGACAACCCCATCATCACTCCATTTAGGCATCATATAGGGCTTGGGGAATCTAAGGACTACCTCGCTGGGCAATTGGTTCTTAAGAGAGAGCTGTAACTTCTTTGGTGCAAAATCTCCTAGTAAGCCATCCGTAACCGTAACATGACCTTCATCATCGTATAGATCATAAACGTCTGGACGGTTAGGTACTTCCAAGAGAATAACGTAAGCAACTGAATCCGGATCGAATTGAAGCATTTGTCGAATATAGGCATATTCGCTCTCTCTTACCAGACCAGTATATAAAATTGCTGCATTAGTACGACTGGTAGTAAAGTCTGGACTAGACTGTATAAGCCTAACATTGTCCGCAGGAGTATGCTGTCTCACATACTTTGCATCAATTTTATCTTTGCCCCTAAAAGCGTCTATCCTGACTGCTTGTTCTAATTCCGTCTTTTCAAGAAAAGAAGATCTCTTGAGGATATTAGAAATCTTATTATAATCTGAATTGAGATCTGTAAAGGTCCTGACGTCTGCCGCTATCAGATTATTTATGATTTGAGTGGTTAGGTAATCTTTGGCCGTCTTATAGAAGGGAGCTGGGGTTGAATGCACAAAACTCGTCCCTCCTTCTCTAACAGTTCTTGTCTGTAGGGGGAATAACTCTGAAACCCATTTAGTACCCTCCTTACCAAGTTTAATCGTAGTATTGATAAAAATTTGGTTATCCTTGAAATAGAAATACTTGGAAGTTTCCTTAATCAAGCGTAAATTAGCTTGATCTCTAGGTGGTTCAAACTCAAGCCCGTCTTCTATAGGTCTAGCTTCTATCTTTTTAACTCCCATTTCTTCTTCGAGCTGCTCTACAGTCTTAGCATTGGGAGGGTCACAAATTGGCTGACCTGCCAGGAAAGCAAATAAATTCTTTGGATCAGAGAATCTATTCTTAGGATTAGGATCGGCTTTGAGTGGAGTAGCTGGAGTACCTTGTTGATTTGGTGTCTGGACTTGAGGTGTAGAAGGCTGGTTGTTGGGAGTCGTAGTTTGTTGTTGAGTGATACGAGGGGAAGCGCCTGGCACCCCGTTAGCCAACATCGGATCCCCTTCAGGATTAGTTTTGTCAACATAAGTGTTGCCTACTCTAAGTCCTTTTACAATCTCAGCCAATCTCTGTGGAAGCACATCAGATTTTACTAAAGTAATTTCAGCTGTCTTAAGCTTGTTTTGGTCTAATAACCGTAAATTGACGGCGGCCTTAGAAAAAGTCC